ATATGATACCTTGGGAAAGGGAAGTGTATATTGGTTTATTGCTGACCCACTTGAAGAAAAAACAAGAAGAACAGAATCAAGGATAATTAAACTCCATGTTGCCTAATATTGAACAAGAAAATACTAAAAAGGGTGCGCAGAAACTGACACCTGAACAACGAGACGAAATTCTCGTTAAAGTTCTTGCATCTGTTAGCACGGAGTCAATGAAATCTGTTTCTGATACATCAGTTGCAAGAATCGTAACTGATTTTGCAAAATCAATAGAACTTGCAAACAAAGATCTAGTAGAAAATCTTGTTGATGAAGACAAAACATTATTGAAAGATGTAGTAAAAGAAATCAGCAAACTTCAAGGTAAAAATTCTGAAGAGTTAAAGCGTCTCGCAGAACTTGCTGAAAAGATAATGCTTTCTGCAGATAAATCTGGCAATGAACAACTAAAGAGTGTTGGTGAACGATTAAAAGAATCTGTTCTACAAGAAAAATTCCAGGACGCAAACGCCACGCTTACGGGTGATCAGGATACATTCAAAAATCGCTTTATGCGTAATGTCACAGGGAAGACGCCTGCCGAGGCAAAGGTGCAAGGGACTAGCATATTTGGATCCGTCTTGAAAGACTTTTCATATGGGTTCAGAAAAGGTCTTGGTGGCAGTTTTGTTAAGGATGAAGAGAGAAGAGAAAGAATACGAGCAAAGGCAGATTACGAAAACAAAAAAGTTGCTCTCGCTGAGTCCAGCGCCAGTGATTTTGGAAAAATATTAGATTCTGTCAATTCATCGAATACCAATTCGCCCGATCAAGATAAGTTTGAAACTGGTGGTGGAGAACAAACAACAAGTCTATCAAATCCTGATAATAAACCCGATGCGGTATCAAGAAGCGATATAGAAGAATTAAAATCCGGAATCCGAGAAACTGATCCTGCATTTAGCAGAAGTGCTACTGACGCCATGGATCCATGGGAAACTCGTTGGTCAGACCTCATGGATATGTTGAACAAAATTAAAGATTGTGTTTGTTCATGTCAATGCACGGGTGATAGTCCTGTTCCGGATATAGATCTTCCGGACCCACGAAGAAGACCTGGACAAAGTCAAAGAGCAAGAGTGAGAGGCAGAGGAACTGGTATTCTTGCTGCTGGTGCTGCTGCAGCCGCTGGTTTAGCAGCAGGTGCAGTTGGTGCTTGGGATTGGGCAAAGGATAAACTTGGGTTCGGCAAATCGAGTGTCGGTGCACCCGAATCTATGCCAGGAACAAGAACCACACCAAACGCCCCAGCGAACGATGTAACTCGAGTTCCAGGTCAAGCACCCAAAACTGTTCCAGGTCAAGCACCCAAAACTGTTCCAGGACAAACACCAAGTAGAACCTTACCAACTCCTGCGAATGATCCTGGAGTAAAAATTCCTCCGGCTGCCAATGATGATGACAGAATGGTTGAGGAACAAAAAAAGAGAGTAAACGAACGCCCAACATATCAAGGTCCAGAAACAGAAGAAAAAACTCCACCCAAAAAACCAGGAACTGCGGAACCTTCTACAAGAACTAGACCAAATATTCCTCCTGCTGCAAATGATGTCCCATCAGCAAAACCAAAAGGTGGTTTCTGGTCCAACGCATGGGATAAAGTAAAGGGTGCTACTGGGATAGGTAAATCTGGCGCAAGTAAACTCGGTGCAAAGGCAGCAGGTAAGTCACTACTGAAAAAAATTCCAGGCGTAAGTATACTTGCTGGCCTTGGTTTTGGCGCACAAAGAGCATTGCAGGGAGACTTTGTTGGCGCAGGATTAGAAGTTGCATCAGGAGCAGCAGGAACTGTTCCGTTTTTGGGAACTGCAGCTTCACTAGGAATTGATGCTGGTTTGGCAGCGAGAGATCTCAATGCGCTTCCTGGCGACACACCTACATCTGCACCTACATCTGCACCTACATCTGCACCTACATCTGCACCTACATCTGCACCTACTTCTTCTTTAGCATCTACTGCGGCAACAGGCGCTGTTGGTGCTACTGCTGCTGGTGCTGCGAAAAAACCGAGCATGTTCAATAGAGTTATGGGTTCTGCGAAAAAAATGCCTGCTAAAGCATCTTCGTTCCTTGGTTCCGCTGGAAGACGGTTAGGAACTGCAGGAAGATTTGCTGGTAGAGTATTGGGTAAAGTTGCTTTACCACTCGCAGCAGGTATGGCAGCATACGATGCTTATAAAGGTTTTAATGCAGACGAAAAGGCAACAACAGGGCAAAAATTCCTCAACGCAGGAAGAAATATTGCGAGTGGGTTGACCTTTGGGTTGGTTGATAGTACTGAAGAAAAAATGGCATCTGGTGAATATTCTGGTTCACAAATTAAACCAGTCGGTAAGACTGCAGGATTGGAAACTGGAAGAAATCTAGATGGCGCAGTAATTGAACGTGGTACTGATATGACTGCTAAATCTGCTGCACCAGTAATAAACGTGCCACCACCAACAGTAATTCAAGCACCTGCCAATACGCAGCAATCTCCTGTGTTTGGTTCTGGTAGAGATTATATCAACGCAAGACCAACTGATAGCACGTGGTTGAGATTCCAGGAAAAAAGAGCAGTAGCATAATGAAATGGGGGAGCGAAACGCTCCCCCAAGTTTTTAGTCATCAGCGAGACTCGAGAAGTAATTCATCGTGTCATCGTCACTGTCTTCTTTCCAAGGTGGAGTGTCATCCGTTGCCTTAGCAGCAGGTGCATTGCGCATCTTGGTTTCAACGAACAGTTCATCCTCAGCATCAAGCGGATTAACCTTCTCAGCAGTTGCCATACGAGCACCACCTGTGAGAACAGCATTCATCTTCGCCTTCAATTCATCATATGACTTAAAGTTCGAAGGATCTAGGAAAGTGGCAAGCGAATGCGCATTCTTCCAAATCTTCTCCAACTTATCTTCATCATCATCAAGAGGCATTGGACCATCGAATTCTGACTTATCGTAGTTACGATAACCTTCAACCTGACGAATGCGCAACTTGAAGTTAGCACCTTCCCAAAGGTCAAATGGGTTGACTGGTTTTTCATCTTCAAAGGTTGGTTGCATTACATCCTTGATCTTGTCAAAGATTTTCTTACCATACTTGTAGAGGAAGACCTTACCTTCATTCTCAGGATTGGCAGGGTCACGAACGACCAGCACATTTGAGATGTAAGAAAGACGACGCTTCTGCTTACGAGCAATTTCCTTATTCGCTTCGATACCCGAGTTCCAAAGTTCGGAATTCAGTTCGCCAACGGGATCTGGTTTGTTGATTGTGGTCAACGAGTTTTCGATATACCACTTTCCAGTTGGACCCTGGAAACCATGATCAAAGACGCGAACCCAAGGAAGTTCTTCACCTGCAGGAGCAGGGAGGAAACGAAGCACTGCTTGACCGTTACCTGCCTTATCGACAGTCGGTTTCCAGAAGCGATCGTCGTCGCCACGCTTTTCATTTGATGGGTTTGCGATTGACTCAACTGCCTTCATGAGTGAGTCGAAGTTTCCGCGATTTTTGCGGAGTTCTGATAGTGAATTAATTGACATATGTATTGTCCTTATATTTGCGTTGTATGTTAGTATTTGCGATTTGTATCATAATCATCGTAGTCGTCATACTCTTCAGCATCATTACTACCTGAGTATTTATACAGGTTCTTGCGGTGTTTATTTGATTTATCAACACCTTTACGTACTTCTCTTACTTTTGGTTCATCATTTCCCCAATAGTCCCTACTTCTTGAGTTACCCATTTAACAGACCACTTGGCCTTTCTCCTTGATCCATAGTTGAGAGAATTTCGACCGATCGAAACGAACGAACGGACGATACTTAATTATCAAAAGATTTAAATCATTCCAGATAAAATCATTCAACAATTCAGTATTTACATTATACCTGAAATCTAGTAGTTTGTCAAGTATAATAACTGTTTCTAGTGAAATTTTATTTCCCAATAACATCTTAATAATTATTGGATGTTGATTGTTGACAGATACAAAGGGATCTTGTTCTGCCTTCTCTGCTTCTAAGAGTAAACGATTAATATCGTTTGTGAACATGTAAGACAATCTGTCTTGTCTACCCTTCCACTTTTCATAGATGTCATCAGAATCTGCATTAAAGATGCCGCCGTTCTTATCTCCTGCTGCAAAGTTTGCAACAAAGTAGTTGATAATTTCTTGACGAGCGACGAACTTCTTCGCCAGTTTCCTGAATAGGAAAACATCTCTTCGTTTTAAGAAGGCAGATTCTGATGACTTGACGGCACCTTTAGTAACAGTGACGTCATATGACTCAGTAGTGAAGTGTAGTTTAAGTGCCATGTAGAGGCGATAAACTTCATATGCTTGCATTAAAGAGGTAATTTCCCACCAGATTTGCGCTTTAACATATTTAGTTCTTCTGCTTCTGCTCGAATCTTCTCTTTGAGAGAAGTGGTGAGTAAAACAGCAACTGATTCCATCTCAATATCTTTTTTGACACAATAGTCAAGAAGAATATCCAAACAAGGAATACCATTCTCGAATGATTGTTTCTCAATAAATTGAGAGAACTCAGTTGCTGAATTATACTCTTTCGTAATTAAAAATTCATTGGTTACTTCAGAACCATCCATTACCATATTCAAAGTTATTATCCTGCATAAAAAATGTGATCACCGATTTTCGCAACACGCCTCAAGTTCCATCTTGGATTTACATAATCCGCATGGTAGAATAGCACGTTACGTCCAAGTATACCGTGATTTGCCCCAGAAAGCAATACTTTTTCAGCAACTTTTTTAGATTCTGAATATTGCTGGGCACTGCGCACAGTTTTTTTACCTTCGCATACCCATGAGAACTGGCAAACACGCTTAGTTCTCTGATACACGACTGCGCATACAGACTTCGGGAACTTGGGACTTTTTACGCGATTGATAGTTACTGCAGCAACCGCCAACTTTCCTTGAGTTGACTGGTTTCCTGCCTCGTAGTAAATATTGTCTGCTAGACACTTCAATTCGCGATTATTTGCTAAATGTATGTTTTGGGTTTCAATTTTTCTTAGTGCGGTTTTCTTCTTTTCTTCTGCCGCATCTTCTTTAATCTCTTGGATTACTTCTACAAAGCCGAGGGAATATTCCCTCGTATCTCTCTCGATAGCATCTTCAGCATATGAATTGATTCCATATAAACTATATACTAATACTGTAAAAATCGAAAGAAACTTGAAAAACTTCTTGTTAAAGGAAGTCATCTTATTTCCTAATACTTGTTAAACTTGAGAGGGTATTATCCAGTGACTCCCCACACTGGT